CGGCCCTGGGCGGTTCAGTGAGCGCGCGGTTAAAGGTTATGATTTCATAGCAAATGTTCGATTTCACAGTTCTTCGCTCTATCATACCACTCCGAGATCATCGCACACTTATACCCGAAATCACAGTCAGCACAGTCGGCCTTTCTCCAGGAGTCATATTCGCGAATAATAAAACGCTCAACATTAGTCAGCTCACTAAATTTTTTCAGTCGGTCAGTTGGTTGGTTGTCTGTCTGTTTCATAGTGGTATTTTTTTGGTTATTGAGTAATTCAGTCTCTCACGCCGAAAGGCCGCGTATAGCGGCCCTGGCGTTGACTGGTTGAGCGGCTACACGAACACGAATACCATGCCGGCTTCAGTATCGCCGCCCTTTATTTTCATTCCGTTTCGCCAGCCCCTTTTTTCAATCAGTGCCAGCGCTGCCGCTTCATACAGGTCATAATTAGACAGACTATAATCATATGGTATGGTAACACTGGGGCCTTTGCCAGCGGTTGCCTTAATTCGCGAACCGCGGTGATCAGTTGGCGCCAAGTATTTACATTCGATTGCGTTCATGGTGTTGACTCCTTATTGTTTTGGTTGTTTTGTTGTGGTTGATACTGATTACTTCAATCCCTCTAAATACTGCCGAAACTGCTGCTTACAGTCTTTGAGTGTGTAACCGTAATACACTTGCTTCACCAGCTGGCCGTCTATCACGGCTGTAAAGAGATAGCTGCCGTTATGCTGTTTTTCGTAAATCATTGGTGTTGTCTCCTGGTTGTTTTGGTTGTTGTTGTCGTCAATCACTTCACCTACAATGTACACTCTTTTTATTTACTTGCAAACTTTTTTCTTCACGCAACACAAAAAAGTTGTGCCTATATATAATATGGAGCTGATGAGCTGATGAGCTGATGGGCTGATGGGCTGATGGGCTGATGGGCTGATGGGCTGATGGGCTGATAGCCGAGGATCAAACAGGAACCAGGCTTAAATAGGAATGAAACCTAAATAGGAATGAAACCTAAATAGGAATGATACTTATTTGACCCCCGACCACCCCTAAATCGCTGGAGTGTTGCAGCTGCAGGGCCCCCACCCATAGCAAAAAATTTTCAAAGTTAGGACTAAATTTTTAAGTTAAATACCTAATTTACCTATAAAACGGCACCCCCCTCCAGAAAACAGGCCCCCTTGTTTTTGAAAAGGTACCATCGCCCCCAATACCAAAAAAATTTTTCTAAAAAAATCTTCTTGGATTTTTAGGAAAGAATTTATTTACCTATATTTTCTTGCCAATAAAAAACAGACAAAAATTACTTACCATGAAACTTGAGACGACTTTTTTTGGAAAGTATTTCTACTTCGGGAGCATAAAAGGAGCGCTCGGGTACGAGGTTGACAAAAAACTGCTGGAGCTGAAGGCGGAGGCGAAGCAGGTTGCGTTGGTGTGGTACGAGGAGCAGGTCCGCAAGCTGATGGATGAGCATACCCGGTCAACAAGGCCTGTCCCCGCGAAGAAAAAGAAGAAGCGACGTAGGGCGGAGGCACCGGCACCGGTCGTTTCTCCTGCCAACACATCCACGCCCCAGGTTGATAGTCCACGGCGACGTCGTGCGCCCGAGCCGCAGAGAGAACCCGAACCAGTGCAAAACACGGTACCCGAAGAGCTGCCGAGGTCACGGCTCCGTCACTCACCACCGGTTGAAGACATGCTGCTAGGGCCTGCAGACACATGTATCGAGCCAAGACATAAAGATCTTCCAACGTACCAGTACGCCCACGGAGATACGCTGGCATGGTATAAAGGAGAACCTGTCGAACTTGACGACTATGAGAGTACGGTGGATATTGAGTTAGACCCAGAGCACATCTACTGGATGGATATGAATACAAAACGGTTTGTATTTAAGACATATATTGACTAGGTTTATATGAACATTTAACCTGCGCTGACTATGGATGATATGCAGACACGCGAGGCCTCGCTAGGATACACAGGGTTGAATGCACGCGGGTATTCGTTGGATTTCACCCCGAAAGAGGTGAGGGCTACCGAGGAGACGCTTGATAAGCTGTATGAGGCGTCGGTACTCGGGCTGAAAGGCGCAAGTCTTGCGTACCACGCAGGTCTGACGCTTCGTGAGTTCCGCCAGATTGAGCAGCTTGACTCCCGTGTGGAATTCGCCATTGTAGCGGGGAAGGCCGACAGCGAACGTGAGATGGCCTCAGTGCTCCGCACGGCAGCGTTGAACGGCGACGCCAAGACCGCGCTTGAGGTGCTGAAGCATAAGCACGAGTGGGCGAGCACACAGACCATCAAGCAGGAGATTACCGGAGCAAACGGCGGACCGGTGAACCTCGCCGCGGTTGATTTCAGGGGGTTGAGCAACGACGAGTTGGCAACCATGCGTGCGATGCTTGAGAAAACAGCCGGAGGTGCCGCTGAATGAGTGACCTCACTCCGGCCATACTACTCGACCTTCTTAAAAAAGAAGAGGAGAAGCGGGCTACGGAGGACTCATTCTATGAGTTCATAAAACAGGCATGGCCTGTCGTAGAGCCAGGGGTGACATTTACAGACGGGTGGCATATCAAGATTATTGCGGAGCATCTTGAAGCGGTGACCAACGGACAGATACGCAGACTGCTTATAAATATTCCACCTAGGATGTCAAAATCGACTCTTGTGTCGGTTATGTTCCCGGTTTGGGAGTGGATTAAATCCCCGCATCAGAAATATCTATGTGCATCGTACTCCAGTGTGCTGTCGACAAGAGACGCACTGAAGTCGCGCAGACTCATTCAGTCTCCGTGGTTTCAGGAACGATGGGGTGACAGGTTCAACCTATCAGGTGACCAGAACATCAAGAGCAGGTACGAAAATGACCACACAGGCTACCGTATAGCAACGTCCGTTGGTGGATCGGCCACCGGGGATGGAGGAAGCCGTCTGATCCTGGATGATCCCCACAATGCGCAGGAAGCACAGTCAGACGTCATACGTGAGTCAACCATAGAATGGATGGCCAGCGTATGGAGTTCGCGGTTGAACAACGCTAAAACAGATGCGAACATAGTCGTCATGCAGCGTCTGCATGAGAAAGACATCAGCGGGTACATATTGGAAGAACTCGGCGGGTGGGAGCATATTCTCATTCCGATGGAGTATGACAGGGTAAAACGCCGCACTGTTCTTGGTGCGTATGACCCGAGAACTGAAGAGGGGGAGCTCATATCCCCCGAAAGACTAGGTACTTCAGAGGTAGCTACGCTGAAGACGATGCTGGGGGTTTATGGGTCAAGCGGGCAGCTCCAGCAGAATCCTGAACCTTCGGGCGGGGGTATACTCAAGACAAGCTACATTCAACTATGGCCTTCAGACAGAGGGCTTCCACCGTTTGAATACATCCTGCAGTCCTACGACTGCGCGTTCACCGAGAAGACGACCGGTGACCCCACTGCGTGTACTGTCTGGGCGGTGTTCACGCACGAGGGGCAGCGCAACGTCATGCTGGTGGACGCGTGGGATGAACACCTCAGCTATCCGGATATGCGTTCGAGAGTGGTCAAGGACTGGAGTACGGAGTACGGAGGACTAAGTAAGGAGAATGCGTTCCATAGGGCACGCAGACCTGACAGGATACTCATTGAGGAGAAGGCCAGCGGTCAGTCGCTCTTGCAGGATTTACGTCTTGCAAAAGTCCCGGCAATTGGCTACAATCCAGGTAGAGCCGATAAAATATCCCGTGCGCATCAGGCCGCACCAACACTAGAACTGGGTATGGTATGGGTGCCTGAGTCGGCAAAGACCCCCGGGCATCCGGTAAGCTGGGCGGCGCAGTTCATGAAGCAGGTGGCGAAGTTTCCTGTGGCCGAGCATGACGACTATGTCGACACATTCACGCAGGCGATAATATACCTGAAAAACGACCGCTGGTTCGAGCTTCCGAAAGCCAAAGACTATGATGCCATTGAACGTCCGCCTAAAGAAAGGATAAATCCCTATGCCGTCTGAACCCAATACCCCGCGTAGCGCCAACGCACTTGCCGACCTTGCGATGAGGTACGCCGGCGACGCACCGGCCATAGTCCGTGAGTTCAACGAAGACCTTCCGACTGCTGCAGTCGATGCCGGAAGGGCCCTCTTCAGTAAACTACCCCCCGAGTTACCGAACGGGCTCTAGATCG